ATTCTGTAAAAAGTTTTTTGTAAATGATGGAGAATTTGTTTTTTCGGTTGTCTCATATGGTAGGTCAAGTTTTTGAAAAACTTGCGCGATGGATCTCGCTGCCCATATTTGTACATCTATTTGGGTTTCTTTTTTTACTACTTGTAATAATTCTTTTTCTTCTCTATTTAACTCTTCTTTTAATAGGTGAGCTTTTACAATATCTACACGCACTCCTAAAAAACGCATATCAACTAAGCAAGGGAAAAGTTCAGTCTCTAATTCAAAGATAGCATTTAAATCTTGGTGTAAAATTTCTTTCTTTAATTCTTGCCAAAGTTCTAAAGTTAGTTCAGCATCTTTTTCTGCATATGCTCCTACATAAATGGCAGGTAGTTTATACATTTCCGCTTTAGGGTCAACCCCCCAACTTTTTGCAGCTTCATATAAAGCTGTTTCATTCTTTGTCTTTCCAGTGTATCTTTTAGAACAATTGTTTAAGTCATAACGCATTTGATTTTCATCAACTATGGCCGATGCAATCATCGTGTCAACTATAAGACCGTTAATACTTAGACCGAGCGTTCGAATCCAACAAACGTCATACATGGCGTTGTGGAAAATTTTTGTGGCTGGTGTAGATAATACACCTTGAAACCATTTTAAAACCTTTTTACGATCCATATTACCACCACCTTCGTGGGCAATTGGATAATAACCTGACCAATCATGAACAGCGACTGCTACACCTGTTACATCTCCTCTGTTAGTTACGTTACCTGATCCCATTTTTATAAGATCGGGATCTTTAGTTTCTAAATCTATTGCTATCTCATCATATTTAGATAAGTCTGGAAAAGAATCTGGTGGTAACCATTCAGTTTGTGGTGCAAATAAAGGTCGTTGTATCATTTAATAATACCCCAAGAATTTTTTTTATCTTTTATTTCTTCTTTCACTGGCTCAGGATAATCTCTATCGATAGCCATGTCAATATAATGTTTTGCTTTTAATAAATCTTCTTTTTGATTTTTTTGTTTATGGCGACACAAATATTTAATTGCGTTTCCTTCTGCAAACGGAATGTTATTTCTATTAATAAATTCTGAAGGTTGAATGACCATCGATTTATAGTGGTCGCCGCCTACCTGCTTTTTATATATTTTTTCCTTCATACGTCCCCCATTGGAAATGATTTATTTTCATCTTTAGGTCTTACAATATGTAAATGTTCCTTGGTCCGTGTTGCACCAACATAGAACAATCTATTCTCATCATCTTTATTACGTTCATAGGATAATTGTGTACTGTGTGTTAAGTCTGGAAGAATAACAACGTTATCTTCTTCACCACCTTTAACACTGTGTATTGTAGATAATTTTATTCTAGCGCCTTCTTTTAATGACTCACCATTGGCTCTCATCTTTCTGATGTAAGTTACTCTTTTTGATCCTGCGTTATCAAAACATTCATACCATGTTTTTTTAGTATTTAATCCATATCCTTTGGTTAAAGCATCTATGCCATAGAATGAATCTTTAACTAATGCTTTTAATTTTTTCTTATCCCAATTGGTATCACCCATATATAATGCAATTTTTTGTATATCTTTTCCATGCATTACTTGTCCTTGTCTTAGGTGTTCCCAATTAGATGCTGCTTCTTGAATTTGTTTCTCAAAAGATTTACCAAATCTATTTTCAAAATATAATCCTTTTTCTTTTAAAATATCTTCTAAAGGTTTGAGTTGGTATCTAGTTCTAGCTAACACTAACCAATTGCCATTACTCATATTAATGTCTTCAAAGTTCCAATGCTTAGTAATAGATCCTTCATGTGCTTTGGGTTGCCAGTTTTTAGGTAGTCTATTTGAAACTCTTTCAATAATTCTCATAGCATATTCATGAATTTTTTTTGGAATTCTGACTGATTGAGTCAGGTTTAACATCTTTCCTTTTTGAGTAATAAAAGAATCTACATCTGCTCCGGCCCATCTAAAGATAGCCTGGTCGTCATCACCTGCAATAAATGAATCGTTTGTATTAAAACTGTCCACCATATCCCATTGCATACGAGATAAGTCTTGTGCTTCATCTATAAAGACGACATCAAACTTTGGAGATTTATCCGACTTAACAAAGTCTAGTATCATATCGTTATAGTCTATGAGTCCATATTCTTTTTTATATCTATCTAGTTCATTCGCTATAATTTTAAGTTTTGTGTACTCTAATTTTTGGTTATGTTCCTTAAGATTAAATTGTTGATCAAGAGTTATGTTTCTAAGTTTAGCTAAATGTATAATACGCAGGTAATCACTTTTAGTTGTAAAGAGTCCAGTCTCTTCTTCATCCCAATCATTATAATCTATTTGTATATTTATTTTTTTACCTAAATCTTCATAATGTCTACGTTGCATTACATGTTCTTTATTAATGCCTAGTCTTCTAAATGCTAATGAGTGTAAAGTTCTAAAGTATGGAAGATCATCTTCTGTAAAATTAAATTTATCAATTGCTCTTTCTTTGGCTTCGTTTGCAGCTTTTTTAGTAAATGCAAAATAACCTACTTTGTCAGGATCGGTTCCTTTTAAATAATCATCTACTTTATTTAAAAGAGTATGTGTCTTCCCGGTCCCTGGGGGCCCTAATACAATTGTTTTCAAAACACATCCTTTGGCTTTAGTTGTTTTGGTTTATAAATATCTTCTGGTTTATCAAATTCATTTACTATCATGACACTTGGTCTTTTCTTGCCCACATAAATTCTGTCATCTTTACACTCACAATGTTGTACTAATAAATCTTGTGTGGTTTGATGTTTCTCTGGCCATTTTCTTCTTTGTAAATAACCATAGTAAAATTTATTAAATATAAAATGATGTTTGCCTTCTGATGTCCAAACGTTTCCTAAAAATATTTCTTCTTTGTTTGTTGTAGCTGCAGAATCATTTGTACAATACTCTTCTAAATGAGATTTTAATTGCTCTATTAAAGATGATCCTGCGGGTGCTGGTATTAATTCTACATGTGTTAGTAAAAGATCTGTATACTTTTCAAATTCTTTAACTGTAACTCTTGGAGGCTTTCTATTAATTTGTTCTGTTACTGTCTTTCTAAATAATCTTTGCTCCATTAAATAATCTATATTATCTAATCTAACTCTCATCCCATCTACATTAACCCAATAGTATGGTTGGTCTAGTTCTACTTTTTGTAAATCTGTTAACGCAGGGAATACTGATTCTCCACTAATTCCAAACTTTCTAGTTTTACACAACGCTTTGTCACAATGATTACACATTGGCTCTTCATTACATTTAAAACCTAAATCTTTTTTACTGTGAAATTTTATTTTATCTTGAATAACTTTATCTTCTAACGGTGTGGTGAAGTATGTATAATTAAATTGATTTATTTTTTTAGCCCAATCTTCTGGCCATTTTCTTTTTGCATATTGAATGAATTGATAAATAACTCTATCTCTACCATCTTCTAATTTAGTTTGTGTTAAAGATTCTATACATGGAGGACCATCACTAAATTCTGATTCTGGTCTTTTAACTTTTAATTTTTCTAATTGTTCTGGTGTTTGAACTTGTTCGTTATATAGTAAATAAAAAGTTTCTAGATTAGCAGCTTGTCCATCGTGATCAAAGGAATATCTTGTTGTATCATCACCATTAAAGTATGGTAAGTTTAAGAAATTTCCTGTATCCTCTTCGGATTTTAATTCTATTTGTTTTGGAAATACTTCTGATCCACCATAACCTAATACTGCACTAATAGATAAAAGTTTATCTCTTACTAATTTTGCTTCAACAGGGACTGTTGTAAATAAAAATACATGAGCACCACCAGATTTAGATCTAAATACTATTAGTGGTAATTTTAATAATTTAATTTTGTTAATTAATTTTTTATGATCAAATCCTGCATAGGAATCTATATCTATACAACCCCACCTGCATTTGTTTTCGTCATTAATAGGAATGATACCAAGACTTGGTTCAGTCCCTTGTATGTGTTTTAGCCAAAGATCTTCTGTAACTCTTTCTCTTAAGATAAAAGATTTACCCTTTATCTTTTCCCCATCTGCACCCTTCTTGTCCACATATGTGACACCTCGTGCACGTTCTAGTCCTTGGAATATATTTTTAAAATTTTCTACCGACATAAAATTTAAAAGTGGGCGTTTCCACTCTCGCTTAGACGCCCACTACCTAGGATTCGTTAGTAAGGAGTACTAGAAGTTTCTTCTGATCCATGTTTAGCTTGAACTTCACCTTTACCTACTCGTTCAGCAAAGTTTTTAGCTATATCATAGATAGATTTATCAGTAACAGGACCAATTTTTGATACATCCCATCCAAACCATGTTCCTTTGTCATTAGACATCTGAACAGTTTTTAGATTATAAATGTGGCTGTATGTTGGCGGCGTAAATAATCCGCTTTTGCCCTGCATTTTAATTCCCATCATCATTGAGTTCCATTTTCTACTCACTTTTAATTGAGTAGCTTTCATAGAAAGCAATGCTGTTGTTGGACTCTTACCTAAAAGTATCACAAAGTGGTTAGCAGTATTTTCTAAATAGTTACCATTAGGTAATCTATCTTTAAAAGATTTATCACGAGTAGTTGTACTCACAATATCACTCTCTGCTTCGTGAATTGCAACCGGTGCTCCAGTGCTTGTTCCACGATCTTGCCACTCTATATATTGTCTTTTGTAAAAGACAGGTATAACATTTATATTGCTATACAACTCATTGGTAACAGTATTTATTATCTTGCCAGGTTCTGCACCTTCGACATATTTTCCATGAGTCTTGTTGACTTCTGGAGATAATTGTCCCAAAACTTTTAAGAAAGGTAACGCAAGATCTTCTTGCGATATGTTTTGAGTGCCTTTATCAGCATCAGC